CCATATCAGCAAAATCGCCAATACAGATAATTACATCAGGTTTCTTATCAACAATGTATTTGCCGATACAGGTTAAGAATGTAAAATCATTGCCGTCTTTAGCTTGCACGTCAGGCAATACAAAATGTGTCCTAGTGGGGCTGGTCAGGTAGCTCATAATAAAGTTGTAAGTCCTCATCTGAAAAGAGAATTATCTTAGTACCATCCTCTGTATACAGAATAAACTCATCATTGTCAATACCTGCTTCAACAATTGTTTGACCTACAATTCGCTCTATTAATGATTCTACCGCTTCTTGCTCATCGTTCATTTGTCAGCCTTGTGGTCTAGTTTCTCAAAAATACGATTAAGTGATGCTTCTATTCTGTCTAGTCTACTCTCTAAATCCTCTTTACGGACATAATGTGTAGGCAAATCAACTTCAATTTGTTTAACATCTTGTTTAAGGTCTTGAACTGCATCCCATAATTGTCTAGCAAACCAGCCTAGAACAGATAGAATTGCACCGATGATAAGATTAATAATGCCTTGGTCAATCATGATAGTCCTAAGTAAATTAAAATTAAAGCAAAAACACCACCTAAAACAGTAACTAACCAATCATAAAAATCACAAATGTGAACATCTTGATGTAAATAATCATAATACTCTTTAAACGCAGCAATAACAGCCACTAAAATTAAAGAATAATATCCAAATATTAAATAACCAAATAGCCCAAGCACAGCTCCTAAAATGAAGTGTATTTGCTTGTCTGCTGGCACAATATATGGAATATATAGTTTAGATAATGTAACGTTAAGAAATGCTAACAGTTTTTCCATAATTATCCTTAACGAATTAGTATCCAATCAACAGCATTACTATTAGAAGAAGAACAGTTGATAGTAAATCCAGAAGTTGTTTTACTTGTAATCCAACAATAACCTGCTGCATTACCACCTAAAGTTACATAATAAGAAGCATCTGGTTCAGCAGTACCAAACACAACAGCTTTAGTTGTAGCTGAGGAAAATGTTGCAGTTCCTCTTAAGTTAGTTCCTACAACACCGCCACTACTAATGCTAGATACATTATATAAGCGTTGAAGTTTTACATCATCGTATGTTCTTAAGTTTCTATCAAAACCGCCACCGTTTACAGTTTCTAACATTGATTGACCATAACTAAATACAGATGACATAGTATAGTAATAATTATTAGTTGCCCCTGATGGGTTACCATTAAGCCTAATACTGTTTGATAAATATAAATTTGGCGTATAGTTAGTTGTATTAACAGCAGTTCCTGTACCTGCTAAACTTGGTAGAAATACTGAAATTCCGCTACATGTATTATCAGGAAAATTTACTGCATATCCTGAATAATCTGCTTCACCTAAATGAATTAATCCACTAGAACAACTAGCTAGATTTATGCCATCTGTACAGCTTTCTGGCGTAAATCCATAAATATTAAATGTATTAACATTGCGGAAATATAAAGGATATAAAGTATTATTTCCCCAACCATCATAAACACTAATATGCGTGTTAGATACGGTATCGCTTGTTTGTTTACTTGTTTTAATGCCATAAGTCATACCATTAAAATATGATTGAAATATCTCAATCATGTATGAACCCCAACCTAATGCACCTGTGTTTGAGGACACAATATTAATGCCTGTTTGACCTGTAACGCCTGTAATAATAGGATGGTCAATTTTAATAAACCAACCACCTAAGAATTGAATACCAATAGCAGCAGAATCAGCAGAAGATAACACAATATTAGGTCTAAATATTGTAATATGTTTTACGCTTGCAGCTTGCAAACAAGCACCTGTTCCTGTGTAATTAATTACAGCATTATTTCCATTAAACTCAATACTTGTGCCTGTAGATATTGTAAGTGTAGATGTTACTTTATATGTGCCTGTTGGGAAATAAACTTTGTTTCCTGCGCCAGCAGTTAATGCTGCTTGAATAGCAGTAGTATCATCAGTTGTTCCATCACCTTTAGCACCAAAATCTTTAACGCTAAGAGTTTCACGAAGTTTATTTTGAACTGTGGTAGTTACTGCACCTGTACCTGATGGAACATAAGTTACTGCTAACAATTGAAATTGAGTACCATCGTAATATATTTGATATGGAACTCCAGCAGAAATATCGCCACTTACTAAAGCAACAGCGCCACCTTTAGTAATAGCTTTTGCACCAATAGCATTAATATTAATTGTTACCGCACCTGTATTATTTGCAGCAGAAATAAATGTAAATGTTTGACCTGTAGCATAAGCTGACATAGTTAATGGCGCTGTAGCGACAATTGTGTTAGTGCCAGATATTCCTGATAGCAATGTTGCTGCTGAGTCTTGCACTTGACCTGCCGTAGCGTATTGTGAGCGTAATGTAGCAACACCTACGTTTGTATGATTAAAGCCAGCCATTGTAAGTGCTGCTGTAGGGCTAGTTTGACCATCTGTTGCAATAGAGCCTGTTAAAGCAGAAGCTACATCATTAAATGTATTGTTAGCCCATGTAGATGATATAACGCCACCTGTAACTACAGGGTTTCCTGCTGGTAGTACGTATGTACCGCTTCCGTTACGTGCCATTTATTGCTCTCCTTGATTTGATAGCAGTCTAGCTAATAAAGCTGCTGTTTGATTTGTTGGTAATGCTTTTGCAGCGCTAGATATATATGGTGAAATTTGTTCTGCAGCATTAGCAATTTTACCTGCGCCTTGTGCCATATTTCCAACAATTCTAGGTGATTGAACGGCTAAAGCTGGTAATAGTTTTGCTGAAACTAAGCCTTGCAATACGGCAGGAAGATGGCCTAAAGCGCCCAATCCAGCAGCTCCACTAGTTCCTTTAGCCAAAGCATTGGCCATTTTATTTTGTGGCAAGTATGTGCCTAAATCTACACCTGCTTGTTGAGCTAATTTAATTTGTTCAGGTAAATCTAATTTTGAAAAATCTTCAAAAGATGGAAATTTAACGCCTTCAGCTTTGGCTGCGTTCCATAACCCCCAAGCGCCTTTTTCTGTATTATTATAATGCTCTGCCGTTGCTGCAATATCATGAGGCAAGCCTAATTGCCTTGCATAGTTATAAATCATTCTTGATTCAGGCATAATCGGAATTTCTTTACCTGCTGCCATTGCTGCTTGTAATTCAGGATTGCCAGACTTTCCTACTTGGTATGCAACATTAATTGCTTTTGGGTCAATAATGCCAGAAGTCTTACCTAAAATAGTGCTTGGAATTTTGCTTAAAGCTTCACCAATAGGCGCTGTATATTTAGCAACATTAGGAATGTTTTGACCTATTGCAGTCATAGTAGAGCTTGCTTGCCCTATTGGGCCAACCCCTGCCAATCCTTCAATGCCTGATTGATGCAATAATTGACCTGCTTTACCTAATAAACTATCTGCTGGTGTTTCACCACCATAAGCAAGGTCTTGCATAGAGCCATATTTGCCACCTGATAATGCTTGGGCAGTTTTATCTAAAAAACTTTTAGGCTTAGGTTGTTGATAAGTAGCTGACATAGGCGTTGGAATATCGCCTGTGTAAGTTGACATGTTACGTTGTAAATGATTAAGTCCTTCATTAGATATTTTACTTAAATCATTGGCTTGCAATGCCATCAAATCTGAATCTGATAATTTACTTAAGTCCATTATTTGCCCTTTCTGCGAGCAATTTCAGCAGCAATATCGTCTGATGACGGCAACCCTGCTGGCTTACCACGTCCGCTAATTTCACCTCGCATATCTGCTCTAACTTGAGAAGGTGATTTTCTAGCGGCTGCAATTTCTTGATTAAGCATATTTAATGTAGCTTGGTATGATTCATTATTCATAGCCGTTGACAACAATTTACGAGCATGTTCTTTGTCAGATACGGTAGGAATGCCTGTAGGACTAATTGCACGAGCATAAGTATTAACTACACCGTTATTGGCAGCAGCAAATTGACGTAATGTTGGGTCATTGGTTTGCTCATCAAACATAACTTGAACTTTGCCAAAAGGCAACAATCCGCTTCTAGCTACCTGCGTAGATGCTTGTTGAGCTAAAGGCAATATGTTTTGGAATTCACTAGCAGCCAATTCTACGTTAGCACCTCTAACGCCAAGTGTTCTTTCACCAGCTTTTGCACCAAAGAACTCAGCATTAGCAGCAGCAATATCTTTGCCTGATAATCCATTTGCTAACATTTTTTGATTCATTACTTGACGAATAGCTAAACGATTTTTAGCGCCTTGTGTTCCAGAACCCATGCCTGTAAATACGCTTGTATCACCAGTAAGGGCTTGGTCTGCTAACATGTTTACTACAGCAGCATCAAGAGGCATTTCTGATTCAGGTTTAAATCTAGCTCCACGACCTACTTCTTTCCAAGTACCATCTCTTTGTAATTCTTGTTGAATTTCATTGCCGCCTTGCATAATTGTGCGGAATGGTGGCGCTTTAAATGCTTCAGGTTTAGCTGTTGGAATTAAATCAGCATAATTTTTAGTTTGTGAAAATTTATTTAAAGATTCAGGAGTAAAATCAGATGGCGTTACTGTACCAAATAATTTATTTTCTTTTTCAGGCGCTGAATAAAGAACTTTGCCTGTTTTAGAAATAAGATTATTGCCAACAACAAGCGGAGTTTCTTCTTTAAATTGATTTGTAAGATTGGCTTCAAGAAATTTAGGGGCAAGCTCAGGCATTGTTTGCAACACTCTAGCCATGTATTCTTTTTGACTAAATGGAGTAGTTTGCTCCATGCCAGGCATATTGCCAGCCTCGTTGTAATCCATAGGCTCAGTTTTGCCTTGACCAAGGTCTGTCAATAAATTAGCTAATTTAGCTTGCTTACCCTTTTGATACTCACCAAACTGACCTAGCGCTTCTTTCTCTTGTTTAGCACCTTGATATTTACCTATTGCATTAGCTAAATATTGCGTCCATGATGGCGCTACGTAGTGGCCTGATACCATTTGACCTTGTGGCAATTCTTGTTGTTGTAATGCTTCAGCCATTTTAAGTCTACGTTTTAACTCTAACTGCATTGCAGTATCGTCAGCAGGTAAAGCCGTTTCTTGCATAGGTGCTGTATTGCCACCAAATGTAGGCATATAATCCATAATAGCCATGTTAAGCTCCTAGCAATGAGTAATTAACAGCTTTAAAGCCATTAGGCATTGTAATAACAGCTTCAGGCATAACTTTTTCAACTTCGTCAGCCATTACGCCAATATCATGCTCACCCCAAATATAATCATAAGCATATAAAGCAAGGCCATTAGCCATTTTGCCAATTTTCTCAATATTTGTTTTTAAACGTCTATCAGAATATTTAGTAATTGCTGCACCGCCAAGCCCCATAAGCCCACTCATAAAGCCACCTGAAGCAGCGTTTTCTGCATTAGTTCTTGCTAGTTCAGCATTATAGCCTGCTGAAGTAGCACCAAGAATATCAGCACCGCCTACGTTAGCTTGTTGAGGTACGCTTGCATAGCTAGGAGCTTGCACTTGTGAGCCTGTACGCAAAGCATTAATGACATTAATAGGTTGCATTTGATTGTAACCTTGTTGACCAAACGCTTGCTGATTTGCTTGTAGTCCAACACCCATGCCACTTGTAATAGCACCTAACTGTCTATCGTTTTGGCTCATTGCTAATTGACGCTTAGCATTGGCATATGCTTCTGTGCCTGGGGCAATACCTTGATTGGCTAATTGTGCGTCAGACGCTTGGCTTTCTTGAGCAATTTGAGGCGCTAGTCTACGCATAATAGCGTCAGAATATGTTTCACCTGGATTAATTCCTACTTGTGGCAACGATGACATGTCAATGCCTGGCTTTGACAATAAACCACCAGCATAATCTAACCCTTGTTGCGCTGTGTTTAATAAGCCTGAACTTAGTCCTTGGTTTTGCTCTAGTATTCTTTGTTGAGCAGGTGTTAGTGTTTGTGTAGCCGTGTACATATCATTGCCAAAACTATCTTTACCGCCAATGTTATATGTTAAGTTGCCATAAGGCGTTACTTGATTAACACGGTTGGCAGCAGCAGTAGCACGTGCAGCTTCTAAATTGCCAGCAGCAGTTTCCCTGGCAGCACCAAGATAATCAGGCGCAGGTGGAGGGTCTGATTTGCCATTGTAACCAGGATGCTTTAATACACCATAACTAAATTTACTATTGAACATTTATTTACTCCAGTTAAGCATTTTGCAATTTTCAGGCCATAGCGTCATGATTAATAAATCACCATTGCGACCTGCGTCTTTTAATGTTGTTTCTATTACAAACCCAATCTTGTGATTAAGTCTTATTGCTTTATGGTTGTCAGCTTCAACGGTAGCGGTGAAACGTTTAACCTTTGTTTGATTAAAAATATAATTAGCTACTGCAAACCAATACTCTCTCGTAGGCGGTGAATCAATGCGTTGATGACCAAACATATTATTACCGTTGTAATTCTCAAACGCTGTGCCAGCAACAATAACGCCATCTACCTCCCATCCAAGAGCAGTCATGCCTTCAGTAAAAGCACCAATCTTTTCCATAACCCAGCGAGCAACATATTCGCCTTGAACAATCATAGGATTGCTCCACCCTCAATAACCAAGTCAGTAGATACCCATCTTACATCAAGCACAGATGCCGCTACTTTAACCACAGGCGCACCATAATAACCAACGCCATTGACACCTTGCCAATTTTGAAATACTTTTAATTCACCACCCCATTTTGCTACATCCCAAAGGCCTGAATCCCATACTCCATAATTAGGTGCAACAAAGGTCAAGGATGCTGTTGAGTCATTTAAATTAAAATCAACATTGACCCCTGCAAATACTGAAGGAATACCATCGGAACGAATTACAGGCCGACACATAGTGAATCGTTTTAACAAGCCAGCACTATTAAAATTATTAAATGCTTGCAAGCCAAAAGCTGTAATGTTTGTGCCAGCGTCAGATTGTGTATTCCATGCGTGAGCTACATAACCATTACCACCAAAGTAAGGCTCATCTAAATACATCTCCATGCAATTAGCGTTCCACCCTGTGTAATTACACCATGAACCTGTAATTGTATTCATTACATATTGTTGTTGATTACTGCCTGTGCTGATAGGTACATTTAGCCATAGTTGATTAATAGTAGGCACGTACATTAATTGCCACCCAAAGTTACTTGCATAAGAAGTAACAGCAGCACTAATAGCGTATTGAATCTTGTCTGTAATAGCAACTCTAGGCTGTACACGTGATGATTGCAAAGCACCTGACAATGGCACTACGCCATCTTGCGTAATGATAAGCATATCACCAGCGTACTTGTAAAGGCTTCTGCGGCCTACAGGCGCACCAATATCAAATACACCTACCATAGACCATGTAGCAGCAAGTGATGGGTCTGAGCCTTGATATACAATAACTTGACCACGATTGGTAATAATCACATAGTGGTCATTAACGCCTTGTCCTGCATCAATTGTCCAAGTGCCATGCGATACAATGTAGCCACCTTTAGTTGCTAATGAGGCAACATCAATTGGGTTAGCTGCACCTGCAATTGAATCTACAGGCAAGTACCATGTCTTTAGCGTGCCTTCTTCAATAAAGAATTGACGTTCAGCATAAAGAATTGGTGAATTTAATTTAGTTGCTGTTACTCCTGTAATTGTAGGAGTAGACCATGTTGAACCATCGTAGATTTTAGGTGCTTCTGCACCATTTGCCATTGATAGGAACGTGCCAGCAGGAGTAGCTATGTTAGTGTATTGCCAACGTGAATTAAGCAGTCCTGTAAGCACAGCAGCGCCCACAGCACCACCAGATGTACAGTCATAAACACTACCACCAGCAATAGCAAATAGTTTGTTAGCAGTATTGCCATTAGAAAAGGCCATCAAGGTTTCTACTTGACCTGAGATGCCTGTTGCCCATTTACTATATCCACTACGCATTACGCACTCTGTTGTAGCAGGATACCAATTAGTTAAAATTGGGGCATCTGTTGGTGGCATTGCTGTAAGTGAATCTCTAGCGTTCCATCCTCCAATAGGAGCTGGCAATGATGTTGGCTGCGATACAGCTCTTTTAGCTATTGCCATAATTAAGCTCCGTAGTTAGCGTCAGGTATATTTTCCCAACCAATTAATACGTTGGCTGTTCTTGGTGCAAGTGATAGTGTAGCAGAGCCTTGGTCGTTTGCTTTAGCAATGTTAAGTTGCATATCATAATCACGTTGGAATGATGATGTATCAAAGCCTTTAATTTCAAAGTATTTCTTTTTAATGCCTAAAATCATTAAGCGGTCAGGGAAAATACAAGTATCAGTATCGGCAGTAAATGATGTTTGACCTACGCCTGTTGATGATGTTGCCCAATTAGCTGAAATATATTCAAAGCTTAAATATTCATTTGTAGATGTTAAAGGCCATATTTGAAACTTTTGACCCATAATGCGCCAACGAATACGTGGGCCTGTTGAGATATAACTAGACTTGAGCCATTGCCATTGTTGTGGTGTTTCAGGGCCAAGCATCTCCCAACGCTTAGATTTATCGTATTGTGTTCTGTCTGTAATTCTGTCAAAGCCTGAAGGCAGCGTGTACATTACTTGACCAAAGGTATATTCACCGTTGCCGTCACCTGTCGCTGCGCTATTGATTGTAACTGTTGTGCCTGTTGCTGATACTACTTGTGTGCTTTGAATAACGCCTAAACCTTGCACTTGAAAGTTAGATGCGCCATTAGCATTTAAGAAAGTTACTGCTGCTGGGTCAACACCTGTAATGACTGAAGTGCCTTCAACAATAGCGCCATCAGATTGTACAAATTGTGAATACCAATCGTATTCTACATTTAACGCTTCCCATGGATACTCCCTTGCAAGTTCAGCACCTACAGCATTAGTAAGATATAACAACTGAATAGTATCTGAGGCTGTACC